CTGTTTTAGGTTTCTTATTTTCTGGGATTTCCCGCTTTACAACTACATAAAGCATTCCATCATTTAGATCAGCAGAATCTACATACATATATTCGCTAAGGGCAAATGTACGAGTAAACTTTCTACCAGCAATTCCCTTATGTAAATATGTTTCTGCATCTTCTGGACGCTCTCCCTTAATTTCTAGGGTTCCGTCGTGCTCTGTTACTGATAGAGATTCCTTGTTATATCCTGCTACAGCAAGTTCTACGGTAAATGTATCTTCGTCTACCTTGCGAACATTATATGGAGGAAATCCATTTGTATTTGAATGGGCAGTGGACAGTCTATCTGTAAGTCTATCGAACCCAATAAAAAATGGATCATTGAAGATATTTCCCCAAGATCCGTTAGTTGTATATGATGTTACCATTTTATTCCCCTTTCAAGCGAATAAGTTAATATAGATCCTCAATTGAGCGATCTATATATTATTATACCAATTAATTATTTATGGCGCCCCTGACAGGAATCGAACCTGCGACGCTGACCTTAGAAGAGTCACGCTCTATCCACTGAGCTACAGAGGCACCCTAATCCTACCAAATCTTTTTCTTTTTGTCATTAGCTATCTTTTCTTCATTTGCAGTTGCTGCGTATAAAGCTCTTTGATGTGCCAATGCTGCTGATCTTCCTGGGTGACAACCCTTAAGTTCACCCTTTTCATTAACTACTGCCCAGCCTTTGCAGCCTGCAGCACCTTGTCTAATATCGTAAGGCATTTTTTCTCCTTAATTTACAGTTTGTTTGATTGACGATCTTAGCATCCATGCTAACTTTTGATGCGCCGAAATTCTTCCAGCAATGAAATCTGCCAGTCCCTCTTCGTTTGACTCTGTTGCAAGATTAAATAAATTCTTTAAACCTGTAGTAATATTTTCATTCATTGTGTATAGCATGCGTGTCATAACAATAGGTGAGTTAGAAACAGTTTCAGTTTCCCCCAAGTTTTGAAGCGAAAGGAACTCTTGTAATGTGTAAGGCGCTCTTACATCAAAGGACCTTAACCACTCTGAAGTTGTATCTATTGATGCATTTACTTCAGAATAAATATCTCCAAAGAATTCGTGGTACTGTGTGAATAAAGGACCTTCTACGTTCCAGTGGAAACCATGAGCAGCATTAGAAAACACTACTGAGTTTGCCTGATACTGCTTTAGTCCTGAAATTAATGCTTCCATTTTATCTCCTAATTGTCTGGTACATCTTCATCAAATTGATCTATCAATCCATATTCTCTGGCAGCTTTCATGCCTTCTGGACTAATTTTAAAAGTAGCCTCTAGATTTTCATCATATTCGATTTCGACCAAACCTCTTTCATATAAGTCTATCATAGATTTGCTTATGTATTCCTCATGGGATTCCCATAATTCTGGGGCTAATTCCTGAGCTAACTCAGTTATTGAGTATATAATCTCGCCATTTTCGTCTACACCCTCTAGCTCAATTGCTCCAATTTCCATGTAATACTCAAGCTTTTCTGTATACGCTTCATTATCAAAATCATCAAAATCCTCAAACTGCTCATCGCTCATGCATTAATTATATCAAAACATTGTAGACCAGGCAAGACTTGAACTTGCGATAGCCGAATTATGAGTTCGGGGCCTTAACCAACTTGGCTACTGGTCCATTGGTCTTTATTGTATAGTACCGTCATCGTTCTTGTCAATAGTCTCTTCAACTACCTGTTGAACGTAGTCTGAGAAATGCTTTCTAATGCTTCCAGCAGGCCTTCTTCCAGAATCTTTCCAGATTCTCTTATACTCAATAATATTTGAATAGGTAGTTGGGCAAACTACAGTTCCACTGTACTCTTTTAAAACTGTTGGAAGCGGAACATGCTTTCCACAGCATTTGCATTCTTTTGCTCTCTCTTGGTATGTGCTCATAATATATCCATATTCTCTAATACTGCCGCCAAAGTATCAGGCATCCTTGGGGGTCTAATCAAATTACTTCTGAACTCTTCTTCTTTCAATTCGTTAGTTCTAACAAATGAATCATAGGTATGTACTTCAACTTCGCCAAAGTTATCAAATTTAGTTCTACTAATAGCATTATATATTGATCCACAGACAGCGTCAGCTAAGTCCTTAGATCCCTTTCTTGGGTGGTCAACTCTATCTTTCATAATTTTTAATTGTAATAGCTCGTCAATTAGAAGCTGTATATTTGGTCCGCTCAATCTTTCTTCCAGAACAATCATTGCCATATCATCATAATGCTTTTTTGCAACAGACAATGTCTCAGTATTAATTCCGTACTGCTTCAACTGCTGCATCATGTCATGAGAGTTCCATCTATCAAATGTACATACACGGATATTGAATCCTCTACTTCTAAGAGATAGAATATAATCTTTTACTTCTGTAAAGTCCACAGACTTATCTGGGGTTGGAGTCCAATATCTTACAGCATCAACTTCAATAATTGGAGATGGCTGCGAGTATGTATCAGTTACCTTTACATTAACCCACTTATCAACATGTGACATAGCAACTGCACAATGGTCATGCTTTTGTGCTAAGTCAACATCCAAGAAATATTCTTTATCTGGATCTGGCAAGAACCATTCTTCTAGTCTTCCAAAACTATCTACGGCTAAAGCTTTCTTATTAAATGAACTTTCAATCTTATCTCTTGATTTAAAGAATGCATCAATTGCTTCTGCTGGCATACAAGCAAATCTTCCAAGGGCATCCATTGGATTTTTGTAGAAAGGTACCTTGAAGTCTTCTATACTTCTAGTTGGATTAATCTCCCATGTAGGTCTCTTCAGGGCAAATACTCTTGGGACAACGTATGAAATAATATGATCTTCTTCCCATTCCACCTCAAACTCATTGCCATCTGTTCCATCTGGAAGGTCTAGGTCCATCTTAAATCTATGGCTTCTGATTACAGTTTCTTTCTCAGCAATTACAGACTCATAGAATTTTTGAATAGGATCATTTTTAAATCGTGGGAAAGACAAAAGAATAACCTTTCCAAAGTCTGGGAAACGTGAATCAACTGATGCACGATACATGTCATAGATAGCATCAGCTGTTTTTGCCTGATCGTGTCCAGTTGTATTCTCTGTGGCAAAGCCAGAAATTTCGTCAAGGATTACAACGATTACGTTATAACCTTCCCATGCTTCACGCTCTGAGTGGCCTGAGTGTACTGTAATAGCCTTATCAAACTTCATCTCAGAAGCTTTATCTGTATACTTGCCAGCAAACCATGGAGACTTTTCAATTCTTGTTTTAAATCCCTTAAAGAAAACATTGTTAGCCTGCTGAGCGTTAATAGCAATATTCAGAATATCAATTGCATCTCCAGGTGGCTTACCATAATATGAAGCTGGATCTTTAAGGCACAATAGTAAATAAACTATATACGCAACTGCAATAGTTGACGAGTAATCCTTTCCAGATCCCTTACCTAACTGTGCAATTACTTCGTTAGCGGTTTGCTTAAACATTCTTCCGCCCTCAACTTCACCAAACAACTTCTTTAAAGTAGACTCTTTGTAAATCTGAGAAGACTTTTCAATTAAAGTATATTGGTGTTCTGATAATGGTGGAAGCCCAAGGTATGCGGGGCTTGTGACAAACGTCCTTAAATCGACTGGCTTTTCTTCAAACTCTTCGCCGTCAAGTAAATCAATAAGGTCGCCAAAATTAAGATCCACTTGATTCCTCAATAACTACTGACTCAACAACACCAGTAATCTGTGATAGTCTTTTAGCCACATCCATTTTACATTTAGGACATGTCGAAGTAACTTCCTTAAGAATCTTAACTAAAATTTCTTGCTTTCGTTCTGCATCTGCGACCTGCGTTGCAAGCTCAGCGTTGTCTAATAGGCCTACCTGCTGCAACATGCCAATTCTTTTTGTCTCAATATCTGAGATAAGCTTTAGAGAGTTAGCCTTAACATTGAGCTGACCAGATTGATCTGCGTCCTCTACGGTCTTCCAGGCCTCTTTGATGAGCATTGCATAGTGTTGGTCTGCTCCAGATATAGCCTCTTTAGCACGATCTCTGGCGCTTGTGTCGTTGTGTACAACCTTCTTCCAGTCGTCAATAAGTTCAATAACCTCTGCTCTTTTGAGTCCAGTTATTGTGGCAATCTGAGTTGCGTTGTTTCCTTTTAGTAATTCAGAAACAACCTGATTCATGCGATCATAATGATCTGCTAATTCAATTTCCATATCTATACATTATACTTCTAGTCGACTGAAATAGCGAGTCTCTTAGCAATTTTAAGTAAGATTAAATAACCAATCATGTCATCAATATCGTTATCTCCTGCAAATCCTGAGCCATTTTTAATTCGATTAATCTTATCGTCAATTCGAATTTTAATCTGCTCTTGATTATCTGCCTGAGAGAATATACGAATAGGGCTCAAAGCTGAGTCTCCATACGATATATTCTTTTTAATTAGCATCTCTGCAATTTCAAGACACTCTGAAATGATCTTATGTCCTGATGGTGCCTCTGTTGCTATTAGTTGTAAGTCTGTAATCCATG